GCCCGCTCGAGTACTACTTGCAGTGCTTAGTACCAGTTACACGACGTAGCTTAGGTGTTAAGGTAGGCCGAACCTGGACATCTGCCCTAAAACCAGTATATTTCTCAATATACTGATACATAGGAACAGATTCCATGGCTCGATCCTGCCAAACATCTAAAAGTTGCTTAGTTAACCGGGCCTGAGCTAGTGAGATAGACCGAGCTCTTCTAAGGCTGAAGATAGCTTCTCCAACATAGTATTTCGAAATACCTAATTCAAAGATATCAACATCTTCGTCACTAACCAAACGGTTAACGGCGTCGACACTGAGTCTAAGAAGGGTATTCGCAACACTAATAACGGGAAGCGTCTCACGTCTTAGAGCTTGGTATAACTGGACATTCAAGCTTGGGAGATGTTTAAGAGCCTGGTTGTCCATAGATTCAACTATGGCATCCCGGTTCTCAAACAATCTCTCAACATCCGAAACCGCTATCTTTAACTTCATCTCTTTGATAAAATCAACGAGGAGATTTAACATCTCGGGAGTCGAAATAAACTCCCATAAAGGAAAAGTCCTGTGGAAGTAATATTGTACAGACACTCGCAATGAGTGTCCGGCATTAATACGGTCACAGGATATAGAGTTTCCATCAGTAACTTTACTGATGAAATTCCCTATATAGTGGTAAACCATATATAGTTTTATTATCCGTTCTGCTTGCGCAGGACGTTTAAAGAAACTAAATGTGGCTCGGATCAAGTCTGGGTGCTCAGAGATAGGCAAGTTCCATCCGTGATTAGCTTGGTTTCGAAGAAACTCATGAAGAAGTGAATACTTCTTCCAAGTCTCCAAGAAACCCCCGATACTAAAACCTGAGACCTCAACACCCGATATAACAATTCTTTTGGCAAACTCTAGCATCTTTTCAGAAACTAGAGTCTTTTCATCAGAAATTGGCATATCGAGTTGAGAGCACAGAATTTTATATTGAAGAGCTACTTCACGATTGGCTATAACTAAATCATCACCTAATAGACAGTAATCAGGGAAATAATGCCCAGGTTTAACAACCTTAGCATTTATCGCTGACATCTGTACCATTACATGATGACTTAGAGCCATCGCTGCCCAAGAGGAGTATGCTCCCATCGGCTGTCCCGCTCGATAATAAATCGGGTGGTCACAGTCTTTGTTCACAAAGGCTTCTCCTACTAGCAAGCGTTTCCATGCTAGTGCATGATCTCTCCCAATCAAGTTAGCTAAAACGCTAACCTGAAAGTCAACAGGCATCCTGTCTGTTGCAGCGGAAAGATCATAACAATAGTAAGGACCGGTAGAAGGTAAGGACGATTGAAAATCATCTTGGTTAAAGGTAAAATCAGACGGTATATTTCTCAATATACCCATTAAAGCATCATGAAGAGGCTTTAATGCTGTCTGAGTCCAATAATCCAAAATGGCTATCACCCGTGTCTTACCCTCCTTATCACTAAAGTAACTAAGTTTACGAGAATACTTTTCAGCCTTTGAATGGATTAATCTCCAGATCTCCATCATTGAGTATCCTAAACCGGTCGTCTGAAAAGGCTTAGTCATAGCTACTTGAAGCGTCAATCCACCCAAAAGGATAATATCTTCCTTTTGTTGAGGTGAAATAGCGTCCAAGTCAGTTAAGGCTGAAGCCAAAGCAGGACCGTTAGGACCACTCTTTGTAGAGAAATGAAAATCAGTCCACGCCAAAGATTGAGGGTAGACTCCTAGAGTCTTACAGATCACTTTTATAGTGTCCTCATTTTGAGGAATTCCTTTGGAAGGAGTCTCTATGGTATCCAACTTTAGAATAGCCTTAAACTTAAAAGCTCTCCCAACATTCAATAATGTTAAGAGAACTCTTATAGTTTGAGGGTTATCTAAGTCAGATTTCCATAGAAACAACTCCTTAGGGAAACCTGAAGAATCTAGTGCTACGGACTCAAGTTCATATAGTGGATTCCCACTAAGGTACCTTAAAACAGCTAGACGAAGGGATTTATACCTTCGGACAGTCTGTTCTAAGCCTTGGTGGTCCACATTATGTGAAAATGTGTCCAAGTAAGCTGTTACACGTGAACTATATACTTCGTACTGCTCACAATACAAGGTTAATACTATAGGGATTAACTTCCTTATCGTACTTAATCTAGTCATTGTAGCAACGATTATATAAGTTTCACGCAGTGCTAGGGACGCTACCACG